CCCCCCCTGCCGCGCCTAGGTTGGGTACGTCAAGTAGAATACCGCCTACCGAAACGGTGACGTTTGGCGCGCTTTCCGACACGGTGCTATCCATAACCCGGCCAACAGCATCCGTGATTTCCGCCGTGTATGTCTCGCCGCTCGACCCTACGTCATAGGTCAGCGAGAAGGCTTCGCCTGCCGTAACGCGGTTCACTTCTTGCGGCCCTTGCCCTTGCGCTTACAAGCCATGTGCAAAACCTTCTTTGTATTCACCTGAAAAGCAGAAAACCCGCGCGCCTAATCAAGACACACGGGTTCATGGGCAAATATAGCCCAACTTTTGAGGCGGATCAACCCCCGTCCTCCGGTATCCTGAAAAAGTCCGCCGCCTGATCCAGTCCCAGCTTGATCTTGGCGATGCGAATGTATGGATCGTGGTCACGGCATAGCTTTTCCAATTCCTTCCGCAGCACGGGCGTCATGTGATTGCGCAACTCGCGCCATTCGGCCTGCTGGCGGGTTTCCTCGTCGTCTTCCAAGTCGCCCTCGTATCCCACCGGGCTAAAGTCGATACAAGAGCGCGTGGACACGCTGCCAATGCCACCCCGGCACACTTCCTCGAACCTGCGGGCTGCCTCTTCCTGCCTGCCGTTGATAACGCCCGCACGGTGGAGGTAAGCCACGTTATCGGGGCAGTCGTCGATGGCGACCGTTACCCCCGCTATACGGGTTTCCGACAAACGGAAATGGCCCCTCTTGCGGCGCTCCGGGGTTGGCCTGTCCAGGCCGTCGCGCGGCTCCCAGTTCTCGTATTTGCGCTGCTGCTTCTTTTTTGCCTTGCCCATGTTACTGCCCTCACTCTGCTGCGATTGCCTGCTGTTCAGCTTCTGCCCGTAGAATGGCGTGGCCGATCATTTCTGGAATCTGCGGGACCACGGCGTTGCCTAGGGCCATCAATCCGGCCTCAGCCAGCCGCTTGGGAAGCCCATCATGCCGGTGACACACGAAGGGCACGGAGCCTGCTTGAACAGCATCGACAAGCCCACCTGCTTCCCGATAGTCATCCGCCTTTGAATGGACGGCATCGAGCAGTTGCCCCTGTCCCGGTTGTCTGAAGCCAGCGGGGTAGGCAATAACCCAGACTCGCTCTCGTCTGTGCGGGGCACCAACGGCGGAAGCCGGTATAACGTGCCACTCCGCATCATACCCGAGCGTGGCCAGGTCCCCGAGAACTTGGCCGAACCATTCGCCGTTTCCTCCAGCCAAGAGATTTGGGCTGTTCTCCACGATGACGTAGCGGGGTCGAATTTCGCCAACCAGTCTTTCCATTTCGGACCAGAGGCCGGAGCGCTCGCCTGCAAGCCCCTCTCCGCTTCCGCTGGTGCTAATGTCCTGGCAGGGAAAGCCCCCGCAGATAACGTCAACTGGTCCGTCAATGTCTGATCCTTTCAGTTCGCGCACGTCTGGGAAGCAGGGCACATTGGGCCAATGCTTTCTCAAAACCCGGCGCGGGAAATCCTCGTATTCGCAGAACGCGACAGTCTCGAACCCGCCCGTCCGCTCTAGGCCGAGACTGAAGCCGCCAATGCCGCTAAACAAATCGAGAACCCGCAGCATCATTCCAGCCCCCTGAACAGGTTTTCCGCGCTGCTTTTCTTCCGCTCCTGGTCCAGCAGCCTTTGCAGGTCGGCGTTGCGCTTGTTCGCCGCTGCGAGACGCCTTTCCAGCGTGGCGATCCGCGTCCACGCCTGCTCTAACTTGTTGGCCTGTATCTCTTGCCATTCCTCAAGCGTCTTGGTCATCGGCCACTTCCTTGTCCCGCTCGGATGGTTGGTCGCCTCGGCAGCAGTGCGTCACGCCTGACCCGCCGCATTCGGGGCATATGGGAACCATCCACTGCGCTTCCGGCACCTTGCGGCGGTCCACATAGCCCTGCCCGTGGCATACGTCGCAGATCATGTCTCGGCCCTTTCCTTTTCCGTGATCCGGTAAAAACCGTTCCGCATGACCACGCGGCCTTCGTCTTCGAGTTCTCGCAGGGCTTCCAGAACATGCTCGCGGTGGGCGCAGACGCGGGCGGCAATCTCCGCAGCGGTGAGTGCGTTAGCCATGCGGAGTTCGCGGGCGATCAAATCGGTCAGGGTCATGGCCGCTTCCTTTGGTAAGTGCGGCGCATCTTGATCCCCTTGGCCCATGCCTCGCGCACGGCGTCGGCATCCCAACCCGCCAAGGCGCAAACTTCATGGAAGTCCCGCGAAGTGCCTTGCAGCCAGCTTTCGGCCTGCCATTTCGCGGTCAGGTGGTCGCGGTTGTTGCCCTCGTATTGGGCCTCGACCATCGCGTTCAGGATGACTTGCTGCCACAAGCGTTGACGGGCGCAGGCTTGGTCATTGCGCTCTATGGTGGCGTCCAGGTGATAATCCCAAGCCATCAGGCCACCTCCTTCCACGCAAAGCCCCGCGGCAGTCCGTTGACGAGGTTGCTGCGCACCGCGAACTGGGTGCCCGATGCATCGCCATAGGCGCGGCGGTCCTCGGCCGTGCTGAATACCGGCTCAACCCATGTCGTGACGTGGTAGCCGTGCTGCGCCCAAAATTCCTTGATCTGGCAGGCCAAGACGCGCGCGTTGCCCTCGTTCAGCCAATCATGCTGCTTCTTCATTGCTTCCTCCTGCTGCTGGAAACGGAATGTCTGCAAAATCGGTGCCCGGCACTTCCGGCAGCTTGACGTAGACCGTCAGCCCCTTGGCGCTCAGGCGGTGGGCGAGGCAGTAAGCCGCCTTCTGCCCTGCGAACTTGCGGTCGTTGTCCGCGAATATCGTGACTTCCTCGACGCCTGCGGGCGGTTCCCACTTTTCCAGCATCGTGGCGTTAATCGCCGCCCACACGGGCAGGTCGTATGTCTGCATTGCGGCCAGCGCAGTCTCGATGCCCTCGGCTATTCCGATGGATGCCTGCACACGGCCATTCACGACGCCGCCAAGGCGCACACACGCCCCGTTGGGCAGTTCCCCCGGCACGATCTTGCGCGGGCTGTCCACGGGCGCTTTCTGTCCATCTGACAGGAAGGTGCGATGCATCGTGACCGGCTTGCCCGTCACGTCGCTGATTATTGCCAGCATCGTGGGGAATGACTGGTCGCGGCTGAAACGCGCGTTAGGGTGAAAACGCAGGGCCTCGGGGTAGACCTTCTCACCCATACCCCGGCCAGTCAGGTATCTGTCCACTTCGTCGCCCGCCTGCACCGGGCGCGATCCTTTGTAGAGGTCGCGCAGCATTTGGCGGCGCTTTTCCTCGGTCATCTCCGGGCGCGACTTTTCGACCGGCGCGGTGCCGATGACCTTGCGGATTTCCTTGGCGGCTTCCTTGAAGTCCCAGCCCCGGAACTTCATGGCCAGGCTGATACCGTCGCCCGCCCCGCACTGGTTGCAGTAGAACGTCCCGTTGCCTTCCTTGTTGTCGAAGCGGAAGCGGTCAGTTCCGCCGCACATGGGGCACGGCCCGTGCCGCCCGTTCAGGTGCTTTTCGGGGATGCCCAGCGTCATAAGAATGCCGCGCCACTTGGACCGCGCCTCGTTCTTCACGTCGCTCATGCCGCCCGCCTCCTTTTCGCAAACCGAATGTCCTTGGCCTTGACGAACCGGCGCACCTCGTCGGTCGGCTCAGTCCGAACCCGGTCCAGCCCCTTCGGCCAAACGCCGAACTTTTCGCGGTAGGTGTGGGCCACCCAGCCATCGGCCCTGCCCCGCTCAACCGCGATTTGGATAAGCCCGGAATAGAACTCCTGCTTTTCGGCCTTGGTGTATTTCCGGCGCTTGCCCGTAACCTCGACTAGCTCACCGTCCAGCGTTTCGCGCTCGCCCTTCGGCGGTTGCGCCTCATGCCCGCAATTTGGGCACACACGGGCCTTCGGCGGTTTTACGAAAGCGCACTTGCCGCACTCCTTCGGCAGCGGTTCCTTGCGCTCCTGCGCCTGCTGGCGGCGCTCGCCGTCGTCTAGCTGGTCGTGGTGAATGTCTGTGACAAAGCCCATGCGCAGGGTGTTGTCGGCGTGATCGAGGATTAGGCAGTCGTCCTTGCCGTTTGCCGTCCGCAGCCCCCGGCCAATCATCTGGACGTAGAGCATTTCGGACTTGGTGGGCCGGGCCAGGATGATGCAGCGCACGTCCCAATCCACGCCGGTCGTCAGGCACCCCACGTTGCAGACAACCCTGATTTCACCGCGCTCGAAACGGGCTTGAACCAGTTTGCGCTCTATCGGGTCGGTGTAGCTGTCCACGTAGCCCGTGGGCACACCCGCCGCCTCGAACCGTTCTTGCAGGTGCTTTGCGTGGGCGCGGTCAACGCCAAAGCAAAGCGTGGGCCGATCCTCACCACGGGCAAGCCACGTCTCCACAACGTCGGCAACCATCGTGCCCTGCTGCATCGCCTCGGAAAGCTGGCCTTGGTTGTAATCGCCCGCCGTCGTCTTAACGCCCGTCAGATCGGGGTGGGCCGGCGCATACACGCGGAAGTCGGAAAGCAGCCCCGCGCCGATCAGCTCCCCGATGGTGGAACCGATAACCAGGTCATCCCACTCGGCGCCCATTCCCCTGCGCCAAGGCGTCGCCGTCAGCCCGATAAAGCGAGTGCTCGGTGCCTTCTCCATCCAGCGCAGGATTGCCTTGTTGCGGACGTGGCACTCGTCGACAATGACGAGCGGCGTGTCGGGCCATGCGCTTCTCCTGGCCAAAGTTTGAACACTCGCTACCTGCACGGGTGCGCCGTAGTCGGTGCGCGGGTGGTTGGCTTGGATGACGCCGATAGGCCCCAGCCCTTCGGCCTCGAACGCCTCAACCGTCTGGTCGATCAGCGACAGCGCGGGAACCGTGAAGGTGACACTATTCCCTTTGGCTAGGGCCATGTTGGCAATCATGGAAGCCATGAACGTCTTGCCCGCCCCGGTGGGCAGTTGGGCAACCACCTTCCTGTTTCCCTTGCCAAGAGATTGACGGATCAGGTCAATGGTGCGGGTCTGGTGTTCCCGAGGGGTTTTTTTCTCTGGATGGGAAAAGAGGTCAAACATCGCAATTGCCTCCACGCCGAAGGCTCTGCGTAACGTTCCCACTCTCTATATAACGGGGGGACATATGTCCGGCCAAATGTCCGCCTGAAATGTCCCCCCTGATGTCCCCCCTGATGTCCCCCCTGATGTCCGCCTGAAAGTCGCGGATTTCGGCCATCAGATCGGGGTGCGGATTTGCGCCCAAGGTCATCATCACGCGGATAATCGACTCCGGCTCAATCCAGTATTCTGTCGCGCGCCGCGCCTTCCCGCCGCCAACGGGAACGGCCAATCCCCAGTTCTCCAATACCCGCATATTGCGCCGAGCCTGCCGCTCGCTGCATTTGCCCCATTGGGCCAGCTTCTTGAGGCCGGGGTGGACTTCTGTGTGCCCCTGGTAGCCTTTCACCAAGGCTTCCTTGACAAGCTGCACCGCCATAAGCCGCAGGCTGTCGGACAGCGGCGGGTCGCACCGCTTCAACGCGGCCCGAAGGCGTCCACCCATGCGATCAATGGCCTGTTTCTTGTAAGCTGCTATCACTGCTGCGCCTCCACGATCTTGCGGGCCAGATCACCGACCTGCCGCCAGGTGTCGGCCTCGTCCTTGACACTTCGCGCCCATTCGGCGGCTTCTTCCGCGCTGCGGATGACGGCAAAATGCCCCTTCCACTCGCGGGCAAATTCGGATTGCTTTTCGTTAAGCCTGCCCTTGGGCTGCTTGACTTCCACCAGCCAAGTCATGCCGCCGTGGCCCACAAGCAGATCGGCAGGGGTGTCCAGCCGCTCGACGCTAAACCCGAACTTTTCCA